TCCGCCGTGAAGACGGTCCCTGGCAGTCTTGTGGGGCTAACGCTCCCGAAACTATGTACGACTTCGTGCCTGGTGGAGGTTTTTGTTCACATGTCAAACGTGTTCAACCCCTCAACTACCAAATCAAGCCCTACGTGCTCACGGTTGAGGACCAAGACGTTCCGTCTTCGTTTTACCAACCGCCACCTTTACAGGAACTTGAATGGGCCAATCTCCCGTCGTCTACCGAAACCAACATCATTGTTCTCCTTGCGGAGATGGATGAAATTTTGGCAACTTTGACGTGGAAGTTTTGGAAGCACTTATCGTATGGCGCGATCACATGGGGCATCGTTCCTCTGATTTCAGAAATCGAGAGTGGTCTTAAAGCTATAAACAATATAGCTAAGTCCATAGATGGGACCCACTACGAGGCCACAACGTATACCGTCGACGAAATTGACACTGGGGTTGGCGACACTGCTCTGGATTTTCCTGGCTGTGTCCAACCCTTTTGTTCTTACGCGAAGTTCACACGTTCGGTCAAGTATCACGCTAGTGGAACAGCTCACTACCAGGAACTCGGGCTAGAATCCATGCTCGACAGATTGGGCTTTCACCCAGATCTGGCGACGCTATGGGAACTTGTTCCTTTTTCCTTTGTAGTGGACTATATATTTCCAATCGGGAAGTTCCTCGAAGGACTTCGCCGAGGCGGGTGGGTTAAGGCCGTGTATTTTGACGGCTGGATATCTGCCAAAGTTAACACTTCTGGCTATGTATACCAGGCGTCTCATACTCCGTTCCGCTCTACTCCGCATCACATACCTTTTGAGTATAATGCGTACTATCGGTATCGGAAGTCTACGGTCTTAGTAGCTCCGGAAGCTGAATTGCCATCATTTGAACTCCCAACTTTTGAGGAGATCTTTAATGTGGCCTATCTGGCTAATAAGAGACTACGTAAAATCGTACCACCAGTTCACTGGGATTGGGTCATCGAACAAGAAGACTCTTAATCTCCATTAGTTCTCTTACCACAATAGTTTCAGTTTTTATGCCTTTTGGAAACATAATCGCCCAAGGAGTTACGTACGAACCCCGCTCAGTCGGGAAGTACACTAGAAGTACAGTTGCTTTTGGACAACCGGATGATTCTTTTATCATTCGCGGCGCCAATGCGCTGTCTGGGGCTGACGTTTTACGATCAAGCGCTTCTAGAGTTCTTCAGAAAGACATAACTGAAGCCGGCCTCATCGTTCGTCGAACGATGACATTTACCGGTTCCATAGTTGTGCCTGTCGTCGGCTTTACCGCCGAAGACATCGACCGCCTTGCCACTGATATTGCGGAGTTTTTCACCGTTAATACCATAACAAGGATGCTCATGGGAGATTCTTAAACAACACAATTCATTTCTTTTCCTCGAGGCGCCAGTTTACTCAGTTATCAGTTGAGTTCACTAACCCCGCGGGGAGCATGAAACTAAATTATGTTGATCTTTTCGTGGCACTTTATGATGATTTAGGAATAGACAAAAAGTCGACTTCTTACGTCATTGATCGCCTTCGTAATGAAGGCGTTCACGTCGTAACCGTACTTTTACCCGCTTTTTCTAAGCATGTTTTATCATGTATTGAAAACGGCGAGTGGCGCGATTTTTCAAGCGCTGTTACAAAGTACAGAGGGCTCCCCGTGTTATTTCGAGGTTTCCTTACTCAGCTCTTCACTTATTCGACCAAAGATCGAAAGTTTTTGGTGCGGCCTGACGCGTGCCCAGTATCTTTGCTGGTTATACGTCAAGCTTGTGAATACTTTTACAAATTGTCACTCGATTTTACAGCGGATCAGCTAACAAAAGCTGAACGTAAGTTTATCGAAAACGACAATGAAGTATTTCAAGATGGTGATTACGACATCTCCTTTGTTGAGAAGATGAGGTCAAATTTTGAGACCTATTACCCTCGCACGTCTCGGATATCTTTCGACGACATCGTCGCGAAAGCACGTCCGGGGTCTGGAACGTTTTCAAACTGGAAAGACGGCTGGTCGTCATCCCATGACCATCAGTACGGGTGGTATGAGCGGAATAAACTTCCCGCCACTGTACCACCAGAGGCTAGCAATCTTGCTCATGCGTTTCGCTTTAATAAGCGTGCGCCTGTTGCCAAGGTTGCAGACGTTGACCCTAGTTTTTCTGAGGTACTTTTTGTGCCCAAGGATTCTCGTGGTCCGCGTGTAATTTGCCGTGAACCCTATGACAAACTTTTATTCCAAATGGGATTTTTTGATTCCATTACAGGATGTTTGGAACAGGACACGCAGCATCGAATTAACTTCACTAGTCAGGAGATTAATCGCAGACTAGCCCACACTTCTTCTATCGATCGTTCTTATGCAACCCTTGACCTTTCGGACGCTAGTGATATGGTTTCTTACCATATTGTCAGGCGCCTCTTTCGGTATGTCCCTTTCTACAAAATACTTCGTTTTCGAACTGGAACAGCCCGACTTCCGTCAGGCTCCACAAGGAAACTTCGTAAATTAGCAGGGATGGGATCTGGGTTCACATTTCCTACGATGGCTTTGGTTATACACCTCGCTATCTGTACGCATGTCTCCCGCCGATTAAACGTCGGTTACCGCGATGCTTCAAGCAAAGTGTACGTTTACGGGGACGACATCGTCGTTCCCCGCGAATGGTATGGGATTGCTTGCCAGGCTTTAACTTTCGTTGGCCTTAAAGTGAATTTGCAAAAAAGCTATTCACGCAGCAATTTCAGAGAGTCGTGCGGTGGAGATTACTTCCATGGAAATGACGTGACGCCAGTCCGTTGTAAGTTGTCCGGATCTAAACCCAAAATTCTTGGGGCCAGCATAACTTTTGATGAAAAAGATATTGCTGGTGCGGTGCTAAATCTTGAACGCCATGCGAGGGAGCTAGTTATAAATCAGCTCTATAGCGCTTCTAGCGTTGTTTATTCAGCACTAACTAAAGTCCTTGGCCCTTTGCCATACGTCTCCGGGAAATCTGAACCGCTCGGCATCTACGTTGATGCTCACACGGCTTTGTCAGTCCTCGGTTATGACGATAGCGGCACTTATGACGACGTCAGCGTCTGGGTTGTAAAACCCAAGAAGATAAAAACGCGTGGCGCGTGCCCATACCGACATCTTATCTCTACTTTGTGTAGAGGCGAGAATAAAGGCCCTAATACAGTCCCTTGGGACAGACATTTGGACCCTGTCGATAGCCAGACCGAGTACGGTGTTACATCTGTACCCCGAAAGGTCAAGCTGCAACGGGTAACCGTTTCTGGCTTAGCGTTAATTTAATGGAGGAACGGAGTGTGTCTAGCTTGGCATCCAGCCAAGCCTAGAATTTCTCTTATCTAAAGATACGAGAATCCTGCAGGTGCTAAACACACC